CTTCGTTCCATCCGGCGACAGTTTCAGTTTCTTCGCAATGGTTCGAAGTTTGGCCCGTCGCATCTCGGCTAGATTGACGCCTTCGATCGTGTATGGACATTGTTTCGGGCAGATGTACACGACCGGGATATTTGTAATCATGACGAGCCTATATGTTGTCTATGCTGAAGCTGTTGCCGCCGATGGTATCATGAACCGTTGAACCGGCATCCAGGCTGATCTGTATGTCGCAAGTGGAATCATTGGTCGTAGCACCAGTGTCATTCCATTCCCATGTTCTCGTCGCGCTTACCTCGATCCACGCATCCTCAGCCGCGGCCAGTGTCGTAAACGCCCCTGACCCTACCTTGTTCGTAAATCGAACGTGTACGGTCTCTAACCCCGCCCTTTCCGGCGGTTCAGCCCAATTCCCTACAAAGTCCCAATTCTCAGCGCCATCAATATCGTCGCGCTTTTCATAGGTGCCATCCGTCAGGAACCGAAAGCCAACCGTTGAGTCGTAGGGGGAACCGGCATCAATGGCGACGGCCGTAACGACATCATCGACCTGGAACGTAGTGCCGCCCCCCGCCATAACCGCAGCCGCAAAAACCGGGTTCATGCTGCCGTGTCTCCGTACACAGACCACACGTCTGCTTCATCCTGGAACAAGATAATGACGCTCTTTTGCTTCCGGGTTTTGCTGCCGATCGCGGTTTCAAGCGTTGCTGTGCCAGATACCGTTACCTGGCCGGCACCGTCCTGCTTGATGATCACGAAATTTCCGACCTTGCCAGTGCCAGTATCCAGCGTAACAGCGATTGCGCTGGCGTTGTTGTACCGAATGAACGTGTTCATGTCAGCCGTCGCCAGCGTGTCGGTCGTGTCGGTGATGGTCTGGATGCGTATCCCTGCGTCCGTATACTCCATCCGCTTCGGCACGCCGGCATCGTCAACGATAAACCCGTCCGTCGCCGCAAGCGCATTACCCTCAATCGCCGCCAGTCCGGAGAAGTCCAGGTTATAGATCAGGCCAATCCACTCGGCCCCGTCACAAGTAATAATGACGCCGAGACCAGCCGCTAGAGAGACGGTCGGAGAACCATTGATTGACTCAGAGGCATTCCCATCGATTGTGACAATCGCTGAGCCCGTATTGAATATCCCAACCGGAAAGCCGTCACCGGCATCCGCCACGGCAGGCAGGGTAATTGTAGTGGTTCCGGTAACCGAAAAAACCTTGCCGCGATCCCCGGGCGCCGCAACCGAGTAAGCAGTCGACTTGGTTTCGAACGTCCCGCCAAACTGTGCAGCATGAGCGTTGACGCTGTTCGTGTTGATCGACTCAAGTGCGGTCTTCAGCGGGCCAGAGAGTTTGCTGACGTGCTTACCCCACTCAAGCTGATTCCCTGATACCTCGCTCGCATCATCAGAAGGCGGTGAGGCATTGTAAGCCGCGCTTACAGCAACAGAAGTGTATGGATTAGAGATGGCGATATCCTCCGACAGTCATCACTCTTCCTCGTCAATCGCGCCCTGTTCGGTCAGGACATCGACAACCCATGCGTTTAAACGAGCGCGTATTCTGGCAGCAGTCGCATGGGTTTTGCCCGGCATCAGCAACACACGGAATAAAGACTCGTCCTGAATCGCGTCGTTCAACAACCGCCGAGCAGGGTCTTGTACCCCGGCTTTGAGCAACCTTGCTACTTGGGACGCTATGATTCCCGGCGTTTGGACCGTGCCGCCACCGGTCTTGCCGGCAATCACACGCCCGCCCTGTGCGCCTATTACCCGGCCCAGAAGAGATGTTATCTGACCAGGCGTATCGCCAATAACGCCCTCTCCTGCTTGTGTTGCCTTTCTCGCTCGATCGAGAACCACAGCCGTATTCTTTATTTTCACAATACGCTGCAATTCTTCGCGGGTAAAAAGGCCCTTCATCGCCGCAAGCACTTCCGGGTCGTCAAGCTGTTTAATCAGTTCGGCGCCGGATACGAATGCCTGATCATTCTTATCCAGTGATTTTGTAATCAATGACTTGCGCATCAGGAAATCCATAAATGCAGCTTTCAGTCCTCGCTCGGCCTGTCCGGTCGGGTCTTGCCGCGTTAGAGCAACGAGCCCTTCCATCGCTTCCTGGGGCTTAGCCGTTTTGATGGCAGACTGAATTTCGGTGCCAAGAGGTGCATTCACGAATACCGATGCGCGAGAAATTAGTGGGTCAGCAAATTGTTCAAGAGCCTCCAGTTCGCCGGCCGCTATCTGCGCTCGCTCCATCGCCCGGCGAGTCTCCGGGAACCTCGCCAAAACCTCTTCATTCTGCTTCAGGAAGTTTCGCGCGGCAGCCTGATTTACCCTGTTGTCAACAAGCACCGATCGTTTGAAATCGGTGATTAAAAAATCCGAGATATGCTTCCGCATAACTTCTTCGTCGCCGCTTCTGCGAACAGCCTCGATCAGCGCATCCGTCTCGACCTTGGCGCGCGGACCTCTAACGCCAACCGTGCTTTGTAAGGTCAAAGACGATGGAACTGCATCGCCACCACGCTTATCCGCCCCAAGCAACCTGCCAACCGGCCCGCGAGTGAATCGATCATTAAAGTCGCGCGAGAACGCCACTGCAACATCAACCGCTTCGCGGACTTCTGGGCCACCAACAGTATTGGCAATGTCCTCAGTTATCGCATCAGCCAGTTCGTTTGCAACACGCGCTTCATTGAATTTAAAGTCGGCTTCTGCTGATCGTGCCGTTTCACGCAACTTACCCTGCAGGCTGCGAAGTTCCCTGACTGTGGTCTCATCGCCAAAGAAATTGCCGTTCGGCGCTTGCTCGGTCCCAGGATCAAGGAACTTTCTTGCGGCGGCAGGGATGTCTTCCTGTTGTGCCTTGCCCAAATCCAGCGTGAACTCCACGTATTTTTCCTGCGCGGCAGTAGTTGGCACTGCGGCATCTTGATCAATCGATCGGTGTAACTGTCGCTCCTGATTTCGTGCCGCCTTTCGAACCCTCAGAATTTCCTCACGAGCAATGCGATTGATGTCCTCTTGAGTGCCAGAAACACCCAACTCAGCAAGGCGCTCATCAGAACGCGCGGCGGCCATACTCAGCCGGGTATCCAGTAGTTCCCTCAAATAGTCTTTTACCTTTGCAGTTGGTATTTCCCTGACTTCCTCCTGCATTGCGCTTCGAATGACTTTATTTACGTCGGACAATTGGCGCTGCCTCTCAATTGACAGTTCCGGAGTTGATTCAAGAACCGATGCCTCAAGCGACAGAAGGCTTTCTTCTTCAATTTTTTGAGCCGCAGTCAACGAAGCATCTTCCAGAACATCCGTCCTTTCAAGTCTCGCTGCCGCTACATCCGGGTCTTCAACCGCTCGCCGCACTCTCGCCTCCGCGCGCCGTCTGCCGCCCCTTCGGCTAAGCCCGGCAATAATGCTGCGCACGCCGCTCGCTATCTTTGGTCCCAGAAGAGGAATTTTTTCAATTAGATTCGAGGTGGCCCTTCCAGCGGATCGCGCCAAAGGGGGGGCCGCACTCGGACCAAACCCACCGATAATCTCGGCCATGGCTTGCACGCCCGGAGAGTCAGGAAATCGCTGTGCCGCTTCAAACGCTGCCAGACCGGCCGATGCTGCCGCTGTGGTCTCTGCCGTAATAAATGCTCCGGGTGCCCTAACGGCAGTTTCAGCAACGTCCTGAGCAACTGCACTGGCTACGCCCGGCTGAGCCTGAGTAATCGCCCCCGGCACTTGGCGCGGTAATATCTGTGAGGCTGCCGCTCTGGTGCCAGCAGCGACAATCGCGGGCGCGGCGACCGCTGATGCCCCTACGACCTGTCCAACCCGTCCTGCGCGTCCTAGCGCCTCTTCCTGCCCCGGCGGGACCGTCAGGCCAACCTTGGCCATCATGCTCTGGATATTCTGCGAGCCGCCAAGTGGGGCCTCATGACCCAGATTCACCACATTCAGCATGGCATTAGCAAGATCGACCGGCGCGCCGACAGTCTGCGCGATCCCGACACCGGTTCCGGCATCAAGTCGCTCAAGAGCGCTCCGGTCTTCGATGCGCTTGCGGCGGATGGCGGTGCCGAGTCTCTTGGCCGCCGCCGCAGCCCTCTCTTTGTCTTCGTCATTGTCGGCTTCACGAGAAGCCGCAGCCGCAGCCTTGAATGCGCGTTCCATCCTTTGTAAAGTTTGTTCGGCCATTATTCTTCTTCCGGTGCGAAGAAATCCAGATCCGCCTCCATCTCAGCATCGACATCTTCCTCTACGTCGAACGACTCAATCAACTGACTGTATGCAGCCTTCAGTGATTCGAGTTCGCTAATATTGCCTTTCAGCGCGCCCTGATCTTCGGGGCTCAACGGCGTTTTCAGCATGTTCTGCATACGGGTAATTTCACTGTCGACCAGTTGAACCACACCCTGAAATTTTGATTTCGCGCGATCCGGTCCAGTTAAAAGGCTGTTCGGCGTAACCGTCAACTTCAAAAGGTCTTCGCGAATGTCTTTGGCTGGCCGACCAGGAATCGCAGCCTGCAGAGAGAGTTTCGTCTTCTGCTGCAAGGTGTTCAGCGCAGTAGTCGACGCCTGCGTGTCCTCAAATGTCGCCCCCGCTCCAATGGCATCTGTCAGTACATTCACGACATTCTTGAATACGCCTTCGCCGCCGAGAGCGGCGCCCAAATCAACATCCGTCTCAACGATCGGCGGAACGACTTCCGGCGGCGGAGCCGGAATCGGATCGCCAACAGGATCGCCAGTCGCCTTGTCAAGAACCACGCTTTCATTCGTAATCGGATTCGTGCTGACAGCAAATCGACCTGTCGCTATACCAACCGCAGCTTCGTCACCGACGAATGGGGTCAGCAGGGCTACGCGCTCGGCAATCGCTGACTCATCCTCGGTCGGGTCGAACTTGAGCGTAACCTGTTTATTTGGACCGCGCTCCACAACGGCCCCCACAGGGAACCCGGCCTCAGCCACTTCTTCGTCAGAGAGTAACGTAAACTCGCCACCACCTTCCGGCTCTTTGGAGCCGAAAGTAATATGCAATTTCCCGTTGGAATCCCTCTGCACGATAGACCCCGGAGTGAATCCTTGCTCGACCACTTCTTCCGGTGAAAGGGTTTCGAATGTCGTTTTCGAATCCTCGCCACCGGGGCTGAAACTCGTTATCAGCTTCCCGTTGGATTGTTCCTGAACAATGGTTCCAGTGGGGAACCCGAGCGCTACCGCCTTCTCATCAGGCAGGGTTACGAACTGGTCGGCCGCAGCGCTCGCCGGGTCGCGAGTTGGCTGAGATACCGGGCTCAATCGCTCGTCGGGGCCAGCCTGAATGACGCGCGGATCATCTTCTGCGAATCCTGCAGCGGCTTTTTGCTCTGGCGTAAGAGTCGTGAAGTCGCCACTCGTGTCCTCAATAGACGCACTCTGTACGCCAGCATCGAACAGGGCCATTTGCCTATCAACAAAATCCCGGCCAGATGGAATGGCACTTGGGTCTATTTTAGAGTTTGCTGCAGTAGCCCTGGCCTCTTCAAGAAATTGACCATAAGACATGGCTGAAGCGAGCGCCGCTTGCCGAAATTTTTCCATCTGTTCCGGCAGGGCGCCTTTCGCGGCAGCGTCTCTGGCGTAACCAGCAATCATGCTTACGTTGTTGACGGCCGATTCCCGGGCTTTCTCGGCAGCATCCTCAACCTTCTGAATTGCGGCAGTGGCCTCTGCCTTCTCCCTTTCATCGGCCTCTACTTTTCTTTGGTTGATGGAATCGCCTATGGCAAGACCAGACCTCAAACCCCTAGCCAGGCCAGCGCCCGGCGAATCAAAATTAGCCATAGCTTAATACCTTTGACCTGTATTACACATTCAATTAAGCGGTGGATGGTCGCGCGCCACCGAAGGTTGATTTCCCAAGGCCGAAAAGAGTTCCGGCTAACTCGAAAAAACCGCTAGCAGCAGCCGAACGCATCTCTGCTGTCGCAACTGAAATGTTTTGGTTCTGTTGTGACGCACTAGCGGATAAATTAGCCGCAAGGGTTGTTTCAAAGTTCAATTGACTTAACACTGCCGTCGCACCCGCTATTGACGATTGAAACTCATCGCTAATAAGTTGCCGCGTCAGTTCAAATTCCTGAAGGAACGACTCAGCGCGTGCTGCTTCTTCAATCCGACCAAACTCTGCCTCAGTAGATGCAATCTCTCGTGAAGCGAAACTTGAACCTAAAACCCGGCGCTTCCCGAGTTCTTCGCGAAGATTGCCAACCGTTCTTGAACCCGCGGCACGAATTGCTTCAATACGACTTTTCGTGAGACGACCGAAACCAGGTTTTACATCGGGCCGAAGTCCACGGATCTCTTCTGACAGCCCTTCAAATCCACCACGAACATCCGACAATGCCGCCTCACCTTCCGCCGTTCGGTTAAGATTAAAACTATTGGTATTGCGATTAAATGATCCAGAGAGTCCAGGCGAGCTAAATCCAGCCGGGCTAAATGAGCTTAGGGCATCACCGGCCTTGCCTTGCTCCTTAGAGCCAAGGGTCGCCGCAGCTACCCCGCCCGCCACTAATGCTAATGTAGTCAATACACCCATCGCTTATAACCTCTTCGCAAACGATCGTTCATGCGGTGTGTATCCAGCTTTCTCATACATCTCGCCTACCCGAACCGGCTGCATTGATTCAAGAGCAATCATCGTCCAATACGTGCAGCCAATTGCTCGTGCGGCATTTTCTACCGCCTCAAGCAACCCCTTGGCAGCCCCTCTATGACGATACGCCGGGTCCATATACCAAAACATTTCAGTGCCAGCCTTGTAACCGTCGTTCGCAAATATCGGAGCAGATACGCCGCCTACAAACCCCACTATTTCAGTGTCCTCCTGTGCTAAAAATAACAACCCCTGATCAGCCATGATCGGTAGCCAGCGCATAATTGACTCTTCGTCATATGGTACTTCTGCGCTATACTCCGTTTGCTCCCAAAACGATCTGCCCTTCAATGCCATTTCGGCGAAGTCTGGCTCTTTTGCCGCTCTGACTATCATGCTGAATCAAGGCGCGCGGTTATTGACCGACAGTATAGAATAACATGGCGTGGTTACCGCGAGAAAAATAATCCACAACCTTGCAGCCCCGCCGCACCAATCCGTATGACGCCATGCGCGTCCAAAACCTTACGTTATCATCACAGGAGAAAACAAAGATTTTCATTTGCTTCGATATCTCTTTCAGAAACACCGCTATCGCCTCCACTCTATTTCTGGGGGTCGCCCATGGCAACCATTGAACCGCGGGCTCAATACCATTGGCTCCCATGGTCTGCGCCATGAACACGCACACCGGTCGAAGACCGTCATCTCCCTGAGCTTCAACTATCCATTCGTAAGGAGCGCCCGCTATAATTTCTAGCGCCTTTTCCTCAAAGCCATCCTGCGATAGATTGCCCGCCATAATATCGCGCCACATGCCCAACTGATAAGCCGCCCACAGCCAGCGCATATCCGAATCCATAATATGCCTGATTCTTGGCTTGCGCTTCAGCAGGGAGCGCTTAACTGGCGAAGTCGAACCTGAGCCCGACTTCTGTAATCGCAAAGTCGTTGTTATCATCGACCGTGGCCTGTACTTGGAATTGATTTCCTTGTCCGGGGACATCAAAGATGCGCCGGATGATTCGATTAAGCTGTCTTGGTCCATAGTAAAAATTACCGCCATAATAAACGGCGCCGCCGTATGGCGTATCGTAGGTAACGGCCGTCGTTGTAATCACCTTCTCGGAGTCAAATGCGTGTTCGCCAGAAAATAAAAACTTCAGGGTTACAGTGCTGCTGGTTGCTAATTTCCTGTGCGATAACCATCCTTCCATCTGATGCAACTTCGAATCCAGCGGCGCCGAATTGAGCTTGGATATGCGTGTAACCTCAACCGAATCCGTGCCACCGTCACCCGACGTTCCAGATCCTTCCAAACGATAGAGCCGACCAACCGAATCCCCCATGAACGTATATTCCAGCCCGTCCAACGGATCACGGCACACCATTGTAGCAGTCGGCAGAAACGACAATTCGTGCCTGGTCGTCCATTTGACCCACGGAGAAAGTTCCGTGCCAACAAAGTCTAGGTGTAGCACCCACACTTCCTGCTGGTTATCCGGAAAGCAATACACTCGCTTCAGGCGCGGATTGTAAATATTCGTCCAGCCAGTAAATGTCAGAATGTCCGGCCGAATCTTGAATGACAAGTCATCAAATTCGACATCGCCAAATTTATCAGTCGAATTCAGACTTTCAATTTTTCCCGGTGAGCCATAGATAATATCGTTGCTGGTTGCCACCACGGATTCGCGACCACGCGCCCCGGACCCGTCATGCAGCTTATCAAGATCAAAGTCTTTTGCTGTCGAGCCCGTCAGCTTTTCGAATGCCCCCGCTTCCTGGCTGATCGCCAATATCCCGAAAGAAAAGGCCAGTCCATTGATCGGCTTCAACTGAGGAACAGGTAAAAACCACGGAGCATCGTCGCCCAATGCCGCGGCCGGGCGGTCAGAAGATGAAACCACCAGGTAGTCGCCGCGCTGACTAGACACGAGTAAATGCGGAAAATCCGTACCGTTATCGTGGATGTTGGCAAAAAATGCCCGCTCATCCTCGACAATACAATATCGAGCCCTGAATGTGCCGAATGCACTCGATCCGTCACTTTGCAGAAACGTGGTCTGCTGGAACGTCGTGCCGTCCCATTCGTGCATTTCTTCCTTCAAATTAAGGTCGGATATCAGAACTTTGTCGGCAAGCGCCCAATTGGCCTCTCTGGGGCCCCTGAGTTGCGCCAGTTGATTGACCGTGCCAACACTGGTGAATGCACTGCCGTCCCACTTGTAGACCGTGGCGCCAGCCTGAACCAGCATGGTCACGGTTCCATCAGACTTCAGGAGTGTCGCAAATCCCCGTATCTCTGAGCCGTTGGGCGCGGTCCCAAGCAGATCGAACGCCGGCCGCGGGCGAAACTCGCTGTTTCCAGGGTCCAGTAGAAAGTTGGCGCCGCTGGTGCATTCCAGATTGTCTATCTGGTCCTGTGACGCCCGAGAATTCTGACCACCACCAAACCTGACTATCAATCCATCTTCATTTTTGATTGTGGTTGGCATTATTGCTCAAACGGGTCGGTAGCATTATGCGGCTGGCCTGGGCGCCAGGAATCGCGAGCGGGAACCCCGGTAACCAGCCGGGCGGCGCGCCCCATCGACGCATCGAATATCCCCTGGTCGAACTCTTTACGTCTGTGACGCCGCCACAGTTCAGCCGCCGCGGGAACCACGGCCCGAAACACGGTATTAGCAAACGGGAATGTGTCGGTGAGTATTACCAGTTCAAGCTCCTTATTGTACCGGTAGTTGTACACCCGGCCGTTCTCGGCAGATGTTGGCTTGCGGTTCATGTAAAGCTGGCCATCGGTCGGACGAATCGCCGCTGAATCCGGCAGGCCCGTATCGTCCTGATCCAGATCCGCGACAATCAACTGACGGTAAGCGTCTTCATCGTCAAGGATGTTGATGATGTGATTGTTCGCGGTGTTTATCAGGCCAAATTTCGGCAGCAGCGTGACCAGATCGGTCGCCAGCGCATAGTCCTGATCATCGGTGGCCAGCGTGATAGTGTCCTCCGCCAATTGTTGCGGTTTTGGCTTATCCGTAGCGGAATAGAGTTCATCGACAATTTCGTTTAGAGATTGTACGGCCGTGTCAATAAATCCCTGGCGCGCGGAGTCAGTGAGAGACGTTAAAAGGCCGGTATCGCCCTCTATAATGTCGACTTTCTTCAGTACCTCATTAACTCCGTTCAGCAACGTCTTAGCCATTTTGTTGCTCTCTCTCGTGCTTGTCGATGAGCGCCTGAATCTGCGGTTCCTTCATGTCACGACGGACTGCAAGTCCCAAATCGCGCGCCTTCCGAAACAGGCCCCAGAACCGTTTTACAGGCGTGTCCTCTTCAGTGGGCGGATCTGTCTCCCGATTGTCTTCCAGTGCGGCCAGGCGTGTTTCAAGAATCCCTTGTAATTGCTCGTTGGTTTTCTTCAATTCTGCGTTTTCGCGTTCCAGCACTCCCAACCGTGCGTCCTGGAACTTCTGTTCTTCTTGTTCTTTGGCGCTCATTCGCTCAGTCAAAACCGCCGCGGCATTCACACCGTTTCGCGCGCTGTTCGACGGCTCTATCACCGGGTAGGCTTCTTGTCGCATATTGCCATCCACATCCTTGCCGGTAAATATCTGCCACTGCACAAGCGCCGTCTGCGTGACATCAATATCGTGCATTTCAAACAGCTTGATCATTACGTCCTTGGTGGCGCCGGGCGGATATTGTAAACCCATGCTGTCAGCTATCCTGTGCAACTGAAACCGGCGCAACCTGTGAATTGGCTGGCGGCTGTCTTCACCGATGAAATCGTATAATTCCGATGACATTTCATTCCTCCACAAAAAAAGGGCCCGCAGGGGCCCTTTCTCTTGAAACGGAATGACCTGTTACTGAGTCAGGTCGGTCGATCCGGAGCGGATGCCTCGGGCCCAATTGGCATTCAACACAGCGCCAGTATGCCATGCTTTCCATGCCACGGTCTTGATTTCGTCAAACGGATCAGACGTGCCGCCTTCCGTTTTAACGATCACATCGACCGGATCAAGGTCGTCGCCAGCACGGAAAATGCCGTCGCTGTACTGTACGCCCAGACCGACTGAACCAATAGCGTCCTGGCCGTAGATGACCGTGGTGTACAGGTCATGCGCGTCAGCGGTGCCATTCAGGCCACTTGAGTCGGAACCATTCACGCCTGCCCCTGCGTCAACTCCTGCGTCCTCGGACGAGATAAACCGCACAGCCTTGCCGGCGACGGTAATCGTGCCGAACTCGCCAAGCACCGTCTCGGTCTGGCCAGCATACTTCTCGATCGACGTGAAACCGGCGAGGCCGGCGACATCGATCGCCACGTCCGGATGGCACAGACCCCAATAGCCCATGTTAACCGGCACAGTGCCAATCTGCAGGGCGCCGGTTGTCATCGGCGTGAAAGTCGTCGCTGAGTTCTTGTCCAGCGTATTGATGACGCTCTTGATGCTAACGAGCGTGATGATAGATCCCTGGAGCCCGTCAGAGGCAACGTTGCCCGCCTGAACCAGCGTCACATTATCCTCGGCGACGTTGCGCTGAAGGATGTTCAGGCTCTTGCCGGCGTTGATTCCGATAACCTCAAGAATCTTGGCAAACTGCTCCGGGAAATTGAACAAGTCGACTTCTTCGTTCAAAATGACGAAGTTGCCGTACTTGCTGGCCGTCGCGTTGACGTTGGTGACCGACAGCGCGGCAGAGCTTCGACCCTGCATGTAGCTGGCCGTGGTCGTCAGTTCCGAGAGCGCCGAGGTAGCCGCAGCCAGGTTCTCGATGCGTCGCCAGGTAACCGTGGATGCGCCGCGCTGTTTCGTCAGCGTGCCGGGCATAGTGCCCGCAAAATACGGAGCGCGAGGCTTCGCGTTGCGTAGCAAGGTTTGGTTGAATACAGAATTGACCGGCTTCGGCAGTTCCGAGTCTGTTGCAGAGATGGTAAGGGCCATACGTCACCTGAAAAGTCCGACAAGATTCTGGCATTAGAGCCAGTCTATTGAGATATCAGTCCCGCTCGAAAGCAGAACAAAATCACTCGCAGTCTCATCGGATTCCTCAGCAGGGCTTTTGCAGCCCAGATCGGATTGACCTGATTGACCTTACAGTTTGCCAGTATGCACAGCCATCAACGGTTGTCAACCGTAATGGCTTCGGATTATCCCGGAATCGGCTTCAACTCACCGCTCCGCATGGCCGCAAATACCTTCTGCGACTCTACTGCGAAGTCGTGCCCGCTGAGTGAACCCCACTCAATATCGTCAAGATCGCCGCCGGTCGGCAGATTGGCGTTTCTGGCAATGCGGGCGGCCTGCGACAAAGATCGGCCGGCCGGGTCGTCGTTCTGGGGATCGTCATCTACGTTCAGGATTGCCTTTGCTTCTGCCTCGGCAGCCTCCTTGAATTTCGGCGCCAGGTCTTTCACCGCCTCTTCGAACGCCTCGCGGTTCTCGGCTCGATCATTCCACAAAGCCTGGAGCTTGGAGTCTTTGTTGGCCATGGCGTTCAGCCAATTTTCGGCATACTCGTCGGTCGCTGAAGAATCGCCTTTCAATATTGCGACGGCCGGCTTGATGTCGCGAGTATATGCGTCCGCTTCAGCAAATTGCTGCCGCTCCTTCTCGTAAGCGTCATTTTTGTCGTGAAGGGTTTTGTTGTCCTTTTCCAGCGCGTCCAGCCTGGCAATCAAAGCGGCTGGATCGCCATCTCCTTTCTTGGCGCTCCATTCGTTCAGGTATTCGTCAAGCTTGGTTGCGGCATTGTCTTCTGGCATGATCGTTCCTCGTTGTTACATGCGAAATATTGTCAAAAGGTCCAAAACGCCCCTTTTGCGACCTGAATCATATACCCAATGGGCATTTTTTTCGTCTTCATTTTGCTTCTCACCTGGTTTCCACGGCTTGATTTCCTGATCCGCTTCGGCTTTATCGAGTATCGACATCCAGATATCGTTGTTGCGAAGGTTTCTCAGAAATATCTCTTCCTGCTTCGTCAGGTTCATAGTGGTTGTCCTGCGGGCGCAGGTAACTCTTCAGCCCCCGCAACGACTATCTCTTCCGTGTCAACCCATCCGCCTTCTACCAGCACATTACGCACCAGTGCCGGAAGCTTCAGGCTTGACTGATTCCCTGCTTCCTGAGCCATTCGGTCTATCTGGATAGCGGTATTCGCAGCTTCCATCTTGCGGGCGGTGCGTGCCTGATCTTCCGCAGGAGCCCCGGCGCCGATGGCTGTAAATTTAACCACCTCCGGTAGATGAGACTTGGTAATGCTGACAAATTCATTCCAGTTCGGCACGTAAATGGTCTGTCGGCCGCGCATGGCTGAAAGGCCCATTCGATATTCAAGCTGTAAACTCCGGGTCATCGGGCCCTCAATGGTTGATCGCACAAAATCAACCGTCCTGACCGCCCCCTGATTGAGTTCAACGTCCTTGGCAAAGGCTGTCGTATGGCTCTTGGTCTGCGCTCCAAGTCTCGGCGGAGTAACGCCAGTCATGTCGGCATACAGGTTGACCAGGCCGGTAAACACGGCGAACAGCACACTAGGATCACCGCCAACCTCGACAAATACCTTGATTGCATCCAGGTCGGCTGTCGACCACTGCGCATAAGGTTCGATAACTGGCCCGCCCTTTTGCGCAAGCGTTACATCGCTCTTGTCCCATCCAACCGGCGGCGAGTTTTTCAGTTGCGCAGACTCCATGATGCGATTCATGGCTTGCGCGGCCAGCCTGGCGATCGACATTCCCTTGAGTAACGGCGATGCGCCATAAGTGAATTCAGGCCCTTCGAGGTGATAGTGGTGAACGATGTAACTCGAAAATTGCTCCCCGAGCCGGTAGCGGACCAGTCCGAGGTTGGTTTTGCTTTTACTGATGGTCCCGACCGCGACCGTCACGATAACGTCTCTGATAATCAGCGTGCTTTGGCCTGAATCAACGACTAAATCGCCTTCCATCTCGACCAGATCGATTTTCTTACTGCCAGCAAGTTTTGCTATCTGGGATGGAACATAACCGCCATCTTCCTGACGCGGGTCCGTGCCGCCATCTTCCGAGGACGCAGCCAGATCGGCATAAGTTATCGTAGCTTCCTGAATGATGTTCGGCCCGAGCGATTCGCCCTCATGCATGACCGCGGATACATTATCGTCCAGATAAACCTTGCGCACGTCGCGCGGCACCAATACAGGGATTTTCTGATTGATAGACCCGTTCGGGCGGGCGTCGTAACCGAGGATTCTGCGACGGACCTTGCGCAACCGGCCAACACCAAAACTTTTCGATAGGGCTTGCGCGTTGATCGTGTCTATGTGCGCGCGGTAATCATATTGCGAGCGCCAATGAGTAATCATTGCCGCCGCGAGCCTGTCGCCGTTGTCCTGGTTCAGTATCGCGTGTGGCCCCTCGTCCTTTGCTGGCCTTTCACCCGCGAACGGAGACCCGGCCCGATCAAACCTACTGATGTACCGCTCAGTCATCGCCGCCCGGGCAGTGAATGAATCACGATTGGCGGGGAACGTCAGTCGCCTTACGTCAGCCGATAGTATTTCGAGAGTCTGAGCCTGCAGCGGAAGCTCGGTCTCGGGCATCCATTCCCGGCCCTTGATCAGATTGCCCTTGATATCGCTCTTGTGGCTGAGTTCCGGCTGCATTCTCAACTGCCGGTCAATCTCATCCCAATGCTTTTCTAGGTCGTCACGGCGCTTCTTACGATCCTTCCACTCCTGGACGATCGCCTTAGAAACCGAATCGAAATCTGATTCGTCAATGTAAGTCGATATTGAAACTGCCTTTTCTTTCGGCATCGTAAAATCCTGCTTTTACCAACTGTTGCTGAGTTTGGCGAGCATGTGCAAGGGCCTCTGCGACCCGATGTTCGATGCCCTTAGCCCTGGTCATGAACGCATAATCCTTGACCGGGTAGTCGTGGTAATTACCAATCTCAAGGCCAGACCGGTGAATAGCGTACCCGCACCGATAAACTCCGAGTACGCGGATGGGTTCGTGAGAATCAGCAAGTAAAATCTCTCCATCCGGATCAACCACCTTGCAGACAGGCTTCATCATATTGCGCTTGGCCCATTCCTCAAAGAATTTCGGCGTTTTCTCACCGTTGACGGCATATCCGTCTTTTTCCAGTTGGTCATTCATCGGCGCACCGAGGTAGTGATTGGCGCTGGAATTTGCCGAACCGTGCTGATCATGCGGTCACCTTCTCGCTTCGAAACTGAGTATCGCTGCATCATCTTAGCGTAAAAACTGGCTTTTAGTGTGTCATCTCGTAGCGAAACTATTTTACCGTCCTTTACGTGGTAGCTCCGATATTCATCAATCCAGTATTTGCAGGTACGGAAAACCTCAAACTGGCTGGCTTCCATGTCATTGCGAATGTCCTCGATAACTGGCCACTGAGCCTGTGCCCCGCCCACTCCCCTTTTGTAACGGGCAGACTTCGACAGCATGTTTACTTTGTATTCATCGCGATAAATATCGTGGAATCGCGCGCCGCTTTTCGGGTCTCGCTTCTCCCCATCATGCGGCCATGCGACCGGTATCCACCTGCCGCGACCATTTATGACGCCAGCATGTTCCTTCGTCAGCGCGCCTTTTTTCCGCCAGCAGTCATACAAAACCGTCTTACCGCTATCCCGGTCCCACGCCAGCCATGAGCAGGCCGCAGGATGCGCCAGTCCAAGGTCAATGCCACAAATTCTGGCCCAATGATCCGGTATCTCGTAGGGGTCCACCAGCAAATCGGATTCAGCGACACGAAATATTCGGCCCTCACCAAGCATCGGAATGCCCTTGGTTCTCGCTTCGCGCTGATGCTCCGGGTATTGTTTCTTGATCATTTCCGTTGCGGCATCATCCATGTGCGGCGCATCGTCCCATGTCGCGCTGATGTGCCATACCTGATCGTCTTCGGAATGCATGAAGTGTCTGGTCAGTTCGGTTTCGCCCAACAGCGGCGTGTAGCCGACTATGAAAATTCCATTGTTCCGCACCAATCGAGTAAGAACTTCTGAGAGAATGTCTTTTTGATCTACGTTGGAGTCGTCAGGTTCTTCGTCCCAGAGAATGATTTTTGGGTCGCCGGACTGCCACTTTCTCCATCCCTGTTCGAACGTCAGGAACTTCATGGTGACCGGCTTGCCGGATGCATGGTTGATTACCAGTGTGTCTACAACCCCCTTAACGCCGGCCTGCCTTAACTGGGGATCTTTGGCGATTGCGTCCTTCGGAATTAACCCGGTCCCCAGTTGGTCAAGTTCGCGACCCAACAGCGCCCGCTGCGGCCCACGCTTCTGCATGTCGTTGTCGATCGACCCTATCCAGCACTCCCATCCACCATAATCAAAGCGGACTCCTTTCCACCATGGCGGGTATCGGCCGGTGACGTGCATGGCGAGTTCAGCGCAAACTGTCTGGGATTTTCCTGTGTTGTGATGGATGGCGCCGCCAGACCAATAACATGCAGTCTTTTCCACTGTAAAGTCTAGTATTGGCTGGTAACCGAGCGGGACCACAGATATAATTCTACGGTCTCCTTTCAACACAGGATGAGTCGATGGGTAGAAAATCTCCGTGTGAGACTCACGTTGCTCTAATCCAAGCGAGGCTTGACCAACATCACACCATTCGAAATATTGCGTCGGAGATAGACGTAACCTTTGCTTCCCTTCAGGCGTTTCTTCATCGGCGCAAAATACGCCCCTCTCGGCCAAAGACGACGCCAAAGAAGTTGGATGATTCTGTAATTGCTGAGTTGATTCATAATGGCTTAACTCAGCAACGGATTGCCGACATGCTTGGTGTACATCGGACGAGTGTAGAAAGGCGATGCAGGCGAATGGATCTTCAAACCGCTCGCACAGGTCCGCGATCTGGCGAGCAGTCTCATCAATGGAAGTCTGGGCGAGCGCTTGATAAGCATGGCTATATCGAGGTATACGCACCTCTGCATCCATCGGCCCGAAATAAAACAGGAAGGATTTTTGAGCATCGGCTTTTAGTGGAAGTGATACTACATCGCTACCTGACGCCAATCGAGGTTGTCCATCACAAGAATGAACATCCACGCCACAATTGGCCTGAAAATCTTGAATTGTTTGCTTCCAACGGAGACCACTTGAAGCACGAACTAACTGGCCGGCCGCAAGCCACCCGTCGTCAGTCAATACCCGATGCTTATCGGTGCAGTCGAAGAACTCGCCGTTGTCCAAATGAAAACGAAACGCTGGCTCGATGCTCTTCAAAAATACGCCGTGACCTTGAGCAACACATTCGGATTCACCGGCCCACGAACGCACATCGAATGATGTCTCACCGAGAATATCTACGATCCGGCGCGATTGAGGAACCGTTTCAATAATCGTCCACGGACTGACGCATCCATTTGCCGCTATAACTAAACGCTGCTTTGCGAATGATCCTGCGTCGAAAAACTGCTTTTGCCACCAGTACGGGTATTCCGGATCGAACCAGGCGAACAGTTCGTTCTCTGCCGTGACCGTGGAAAGCGCGTCAAGCAGTTCTGCGTTGCTGAATGAGTCTAGCGCGTCCATGGAACGTCTCTGATGCTCGAAAACCCCTTCATGCCTTTCGGGCCGTTGCAATGCACAATTTTCGCTGTTTCCGGAACCTTACCGCCCAGGCGCCGCATGTCCTGTCGGTTAAGTATCCATCCGTTCGGAAACACAGGTTGGTCAGCTAGTTTATACGATAAAATAGCCTGATCTGATCCATTGTAGCCAAGATTCTTGATTTTCAGCGCTTCCACCTGCGAAAACTGCCTCCAAATCCGCGTTTTCGTGCCAGTCCTGATTCTCCATGTTCCTCCACCGACCTTCGTTTTTCCCCACGCCTGCACTGGATTCCATCCGACAAAATCAGCCAGCGGTTGAAAATCAAACAGTGCATCGATGGAGCCAGTGATAAAGCAGTCGATATCCAGCACCAGCACCATATCGCCAAGCGCTCGGGCAGACTCAGAGAACGTCCACAGGCGACGATAGCAGGAAGGAAACCTCGTGTGGCCCTGAGCCGTTGGAACGTTCGCCGCCTCGCGCGCTTCCTCTGGCAGCCGCATCAATTCAACGTTCTCCGAGAAGCCTTCAGTCTCGTCAGTGATGCAGATAAATCGATGTGGATGCGCCAGGTTGGCGGCCACACCATTTGCCAAAGCATTGACGTGTGACGACTCGAATCCTCGAGGTTCACTGTAACCTCGCTCTTTCCAGAAATAACAAACGACCGAAAGGCTCTCGTCTTTTCGCTTGCCCTGATCGACTTCGAGTTGGTACAGCCTCTCGACAAATGGAGGTGGTTCAGCGACGGCAGTCCGGCCGCGGCGGGTAGCCACTACGGGCTTACGGGTCATTTTCTCAGTACGATCGTGCGTTGCCCCGCAGGCCACCTCTTCGGATGGTCTTCCAGCCTGAAACCAGCGGACCTGGCGATGCTTTCGAAGAACGGCACATTAAACTGAAATTGTTTCAGGCCACTGCGGCGCGGCACCTCGGCGAACTTGTACGTGAACGCGAACTTGCGGTGAACGATCTTGGCGAGATTGTGAATCATCTTTTCAATCTGCCAGTCTGGCAAATGAGTAAACACGGAATGCGCCCACGCGAAGTCGAACTCTTGCCCCAGATCGGCGTCAGAGTTGATCAGGAATGTAGGTCGCCGGTCGATCCATCCCTCGCTTTCGGACAGGTTCATTGCGTAGCGAAGCGCTTTTGGTGAGATGTCGATGCCAGTGTAATTACCAACATCCAGGTATGGTGCGAAGATTCTCGCGGCCCGGCCAACTCCGCAGCCGACATCGAGAAACCGGTGTTCATGGCTCATACCCATATCCATCATGAAATACCATTGCATTATGCCGTGAGTCTCCCACTCGTCAACCCGGCCAATGGCTCCGGTCGGATTGTCTTCAACCCGCATGTCGGTGTGTTTGGAATACGCGGTCAGAAAGTCGTGCTTCTCGTACAGTTCCCGGAAGTGCGGTTTCTTCGAATCTTTATCACGAAAGCCCGCTACAATTTCGTCAGTGATTTTAGTGTCCATACTTATATAGTACAGCGACGTATTCTTTGCGCGCACCCATCGCTGCTTCCTCTGTGAATGAATGAAGTTTTTCTCGCCACCAATGTTTGTCCCGGACAAAGCAATGCCAAGGGGCACCGTTGGGCAATAGTTTGGTAGATTCCTGAGTTGATATTGTCACGAATAAAGCCTTTTGCGCCAGTAAAATAACGTGGTTCAAAACGTGTTCCATACAATCAGGCTCGACGTGTTCCAGAACGTCCAGACACACAACCAAGTCGGCTGGTGGCGGCAGTTGTGAGTAAGCCGGGACACCGGGATCATAATTGATAATAGGTAGGTCACTGAACTCGCTGAGACTGGCCATGATGCCGCAGCCATAATCAATGACCGATTTTGAGTTGGTTTGATGGTACAACCGCTCCACCTTGTCCTGCCAGCGATTCGGTTTATGGTCGAAAGACAGTTGATCGAAATATTGCTGGTATTGCGACCTGTGATTGTCAGATATCAGCATGTCATTTCCATTAGCAGTTCGACCGCCAGTTTCGGTTTGTTACACTTGGACGCGCTAAGAAGATCCGGAAGCAATACTATTTGCGTCGATCTTGCCCACCCCCTAACTTCGAATATTTCCGGATGGCTGGTTCGATCAAGGTCGCTGTCGGCGTACAGTTCTTCGGTAAGTTTCTCTCCGGGCCGCAGACCGGTTATCTTGATTTCGCAGTCCTTCCCCGAGTCGTGAATAAGCTGTTTGGCCAGGTCAACCATCTTCCGTGGCTTGCCCATGTCAAATACGAACGTTCCGGGCCGTCTCATTCTCAGTGCCCCGAGTATCAGTTCACAAGCCTGCGGGATCGACATGAAATATCTCTCGCAGCGTTCGTCAGTAAGCGTTATCGGTCCACCTTTGGTTATTTGCTCGCGCCACAGAGGAAGCACCGATCCAGCAGAATCGAGGACATTGCCGAAACGGACGGTCGTGAATATCGTGTCCGATATCTCGCCAGCGACGAACATTTCAGCGACTCGCTTTGTCGCGCCCATGACCGACTTGGGATGCACTGCCTTGTCAGTGGATATCAGTAAAAACTGACCGACGCGGGCTATCTCGGCAGCCTGCGCGGCTTTGATTGTGCCGCGAACATTGTTCTCGATCGCAGCAAGGGGATTCGCCTCGCAGATCGGTACGTGCTTGTGCGCCGCTGCGTGAATCACAACATCTGCCCCCTCACATACGTCAATCATCAAATCCAGATCACAGACACTCCCAAGCACCCCGGTTATCTTTGTCTTGGATCGAATCGCCCGAAGTTTGCGCTCGACGTTGTAAAGCCCGGATTCGGTCAGCGACACCAGAACGATGCCTTCCACGTTCTGAGAAACTAACTTCGCGCATAATTGTGAGCCGATCGAGCCGCCGGCTCCGGTTACTACGTAATTGGCCATCTCTGAAAAAAGGCTCCTATGCTCCCCATATCAACCGCTTGAAAACCATGTCCAGCGATTCTGTTCGCCAATGCCGTCGCCGTCAAACCGACCGACAACAGCGTGATTTCCGGCTTGATTGCCAATATCTCCCTCTCAAATCTGTCAATCTCGTCATATGCATTGTAAGACGGACAAACGATGTGGTCGACCCTCATATTCGTGTTGCGAACCTCCGTAAGAAGCTTGCTGTCCGGCTCGCAGACAATAGCTATTCGCTTGCCGGCCCAGATTGTTCGTAGCGCCTCGGCGTACTCATAGCACTCCATCCATGCAGTGCCGCAGTCAGGTCGCGATATAAACGCAGAGTAATATTTCGTGCGTGTGTTAAGCCATTTCGCAAACCGTATTTTATGGCGCTTCCAGTTCTCGTATTTGTCCCCCTTTGGGTCCATGGTCGGTATGCCAATCAAACAACCGGCATTTGGTTTAGTTATACAATGACGCAATTCTTCAGTCAGTTTCGGGTTCTCTATCCAATGTAATCTAGTGTGACTTTTGCCATCAAGCAGCTTAAATTCGCCATCACCGTGACGCGATATCGAATATCCCTCTGCCAGTTTTTTGACCGTTTCAAACTCGCCTACAACGTTGGGCCAACCTTTCATGTGAACGTCTTCCCATTGACTAACATGCTTATAGTAGCGTCCGATACAGAATGCAATCTCGCTTGACTGCATTGTTTGGCGCCTGCGGCACAGGCCGATAAAATACTGACTCTCTAATGGTCACGACGGTCAAATCACCCGCTCCCAATCGTGTTCAAAGAGTTTTTTCGGCACCGTGTCTTTGGCCATTTCTTTTTCGCCCCTGAGTCTCTTGTATCTGCTGGTATCACGATCAAGATTCAATATCGATGCATCGGCAACCTCGTGCCGGGTATGAACGTACAAATGCACGCTGTCAGGTAGCAGTTCTACCGGCGCAATTTCCTGCAACCGAGCCAGGAACGGCGAACCGCCACCGAGAAAACCGGTGTACTCCGGGTCATACGGAGACCGCATGAACAACTCTCGTGCCATCAGATGCGAATCGATGTGAGGCTTTATCTCGCCGAACTCGCAGTCATCCGGAATAGCGTCTTTGCGGCGCGTCTCGTCGGCCGCGCCGATTCTCCACCTCGGAAACCTGTACCATGCGCCAGCGTTGAGATTCACTTCAAATAACCGCAGTGCGCTCAGGGGCGGAAGGATGTGGTCGGCGTCAACGTTCAGCACCCATTCTGTTTCGGCGGCTTGCACGGCAGCATTCCGACAGATGTTCCGGTTCCACTGAACGTCTTTGTTCATCCGGTAGAGGCACTTCTGAATGCGCGGATTCGCCGCCCTGACGATTGGTTCGATCGGGGTCGGGCTGCAGTCGTCAACGACGATGAACTCTATTCTTTCAAGCAAGTGATCGTCGTAGCAAGCCCATGTTGCCAGTTGCTCGGCCAACATAAGTGGCTGTTCGTAGACGGGCACGATCATGGTCAGCTTATCTAGGTAAATCGTTTCTCTCCCGGTAGCGCTTTCGTGATGTGAAACTGTCCACACCTTTCGCAGCGATAAAATGATGCCTCTTTCCTGCGGTTGAGCCTTCCGCGATGTTTCTGACATTCGTGCAGCGCCGTTCGGGCAGCCTTGACGTTCGGGTAACCGACTTTTGAACAGCCTACATTTCTATGCGCCAATGCCAATCCCTTTCAGTTGCAAATACGCACCTGTCGATTGCCGCGTAGCCAAACTTATGAAACCACTCTTCCCACCACTCTCTCGGCTTTCTGGTCAAGTGCAGGTCAAGGCCAAGATAATTCGACTTGTGATCGTTGGTGGTGATGAATAGCGCCTTGTCAGTAACCCGCCAAAGTTCGGACAAGGCGGTTTCAACGTCCTCAGTCGGCAGATGCTCAAGCACATCGTAGCACGACACGTAATCCATGGAATTATCTGCGAACGGCAGGTTGGTAATGCTGGCCTGAGTAACACGGTATCGAAGGCAAAGAGAAGGAACGATTTCGACGCCAAAGACGCCGGAACGATCCAGATGGTTCGCCATATCAAGGGTTTCGCCGCGACCGCAGCCTACATCCAGGTAGTTTGCTCTATCCGGAATCGACATAATATCCTTGAATGCACGCGCCCGGTTCCGTTTGGCCATCCGGTAGTTCTTCTTGCTGTAGCAGCAGGTATATTTCCTGACTTCCTCAGCACGCATGATTCATCACATGGATACCCCGTATTTGAAGCCAAGTCCTGACACTCTCGATACTGCCCTTTCGCTGATGAGCCCGTTCGACAGATCGGCCAGAAACGCATCGGCCTTGCGCTCGTTGTAGTAGCGTATTTCGGCCATGCAGTAAGTAGCGAAATCACCGCCAAACCCCGGCCCGCCACTTGCTAACCCAAATCTTGTGACTGTCGGCATAGTTGCTGCGGCGTCTGGAGAGCCGGACATTTCAGCGCCATCAACGTATGCCGCCACGTTGTTGAGTTCCCATGCTGAGACCAGTATCGACTCTGTGTCAACCGACAACGCTGCGGCACTCGACATATCGTACTGATCCACGTTGCCGTCCCTGCTGTTGGCTACGGCCGTACCGTCACCGTCCTTTATTCTCAGGTAGTGACTCTCTTGGAAGGTCGTGTCGTTCAGAGAAACAAAATCGTAATCTTGCGTGATATCAAGAGGTGTTACACGTATGTAGAGTGTGCCGGCTGATTGGTTGACCCAACTCACATCATTTGTATTTGGAACGTCAGCGTTACGTTGTACGGCCGAGCTGGTCGTCGGAATGTAGGATGTCGGGAAAGTACCGGCTTCTACCTGCACGCCCCAGATTACTTGACTGCCGGTAACTGTGGCGTCGTCCCCGCCATCAATAGTCGAACGTACTGCGGGCTGAAGAATCAACTGCATGGTTGTGTTGCCAGACGTATTATTGGTGATGGACCAGCTTATTCTGTAGTAGTCTCCGACATCTTCTGAAACGGCATCAGCGGGCGCGGACGAATTGAAGGTATTTGTACTTGGCTGAAATCTGCCAAAAGCGTTGACCTCTGTAGTCCCGCCCAGAAGGCGATAGTTCACCCCGAATATGGCGGAACTCGTTTTCTTTATGAAAACGCTGAATGTGTAGACAGCATTGTCATCAGCTATTGTTATGGTTTGGTTTATCAGGCCAAAGGCTCCAGCACTGGCGTCCGTAAGAGTGTCTGCCGTACTATTTCCATCAGGAGCGACATCGGTATTGGCTACAAGTGTGATGTTTTCGCTGGTCCAAGTAGTGGTTACGTCCTCGCTTTGCAGGCAGATGTTGGTGCGTAACGGCTCAACCAACAGGCCCAGACTTTCACCTGTCGCCGGGTTGTGGTCGAAACGCGCTTCCCCACTCGCCGCAGTTTGCAACACCCCGGCAGAATCGAAATACGTAGCTTCGGTCGCGCGAACTATGCCGAGCGTCGGACCCAACCCACCTTCCGCCGCAAGACTCTTCGACTCGGCGAATGTGTACCAAAGCGTCAGTGCTGAATCAGGCATTATGGCGCTCCTAATAACTCTCTCGTGCGACCGGACATCGATTTAACCCTCCCCCGGAAACACTTCCTGGCCGCATCAGACCAGTAAGCCATCTTGCCATCAGGACGGTCGGAAACTTCCCGGGTAAAATTTCTCACCTCCCACGATGGGGAAAAATAGTTCGGGGAATCGTCCAAAGGGCAGCCACACAAAATAATTGGTTCATACCCCATCGCAAGGCCAGTATACACCGCACCGAGAGCGCTTGTACCGTGTCCGGGCCATGGCCAGCTATGCTGACCCCCAACCCGGTTGGAATGCGTGTATTCGATGTCTCCGAACCTCCGGACGTATTGAGCGCGCCGGGCGCCGATCCAGTGACCGAACATCTTGTGATCGTTGGAGTACAAATGGCGGATCTTGAGCGGCAGATGCATTGCAACGTCGTTGACCGCCATGAAGTGCGTGTCGCTCGTCTCTTTGCGGACCCCAAGTAGAGCCAGGTCATCCCAAATACACGCAGCACCAGCACATAGAATGAGCCGCGTCCCGGAAAACTTCCCGACCATGCTTTCCGGCCAGTCTCGCAAGGTAATACCCAGAAAAGTGAAGTCGTTTTTCAGGGACATCTATATAATTCTGTGACGCACTGAATTGCCCCTACCGGCCCCGATTTCGCGTCGTCGGCTATCACAGTACGCCAAGATCAACAATTCCTGACGGCGCCGGATTGACGGTGATCGCCACACCCCTGCTGCTGCTCTCCGCCGTGATCGTTTTACACGATTCATTCGACAGCGGCCCTTCAATGCCTCGGGAATTGATCGCCGCCACAACCCAACAGTGATCCCCGGCCGGTAAATCATTGATAACAAACGGCGGGACGGTTCCGACATCGCTGTTAAGCGTTTCGCTCACAACCTCACCGCCGGCCAACTGATAAATTTTGTAACTCGTCAGATCAGTCAGAGTGGTGCCATCAGTGTTCGTCGTCGGTGGCGTCCATGTCAGCGTTGCCATCCCTGTTGTCCAAAAACAGTCAAGGATGTAAGTCGCAGAGGATTGAATATCAGGCAATGTCTCGCTGCCCGCAGACAACTTCGCGCCAGTCCAATCCCCGCTTGCCGTACAGCTATCGGCTGCCGGATTGGTAGACCACGAAAGAACTGGCGTCACAACCGCGTCACCAGTGGTCGTTTCAGCGGTGAAAACTATTTCTTGCGCATGGGCGGCGCCAGCAAGCAAAAACAGCAACATCGGTAATAGGAATTTATTCATCGTTCTCTACCTCTCAGTAGGTTTTAATTGTGCCCAGACAGGCCCGAAATCAGAGAGCCGCCTGGACACGATGGATACTGCATCATAAACCGTGTCGCCACGGTCAGAACACTTAAAATTATGCGCGTCATAGTCGCCGCTGTGAGATGCCCAAGCATACCATCCTTCATCTCCACCGAGAATTTCCCACGTAATTTCATGTCCATGCCCCTCGATTATCGCCGCGATATCGGTAAATGAAGGCGGCCCGATGGTAGCAATCGGCGCGCCCTGCCTTGTCACTATGAACGTCATGCCCATGGCAACCTGAGCGAACACCTCACCCGGCGCTTTGCGGAAGTCCATAATGGTTATCTCACAGCGGCGACCTTCCAGCGGACGCATTTCTTTCGCGGTTTTCATATTTATCCCCGGTATGCGGTCGAGATGGTAAAAGTTGTGAAACCCGTCAATCTGCAAACTCGCCTAGAACCACTTTGGCATGATCGGTCACCGCTGCTTCGCGTTTTAGGTTTTTAAGCATCTCGGCCACCTTCTCGTGCTGGCTGTCAATCGCGTCAGCCAGAAAGTTGCGACCATCTCCAGAGTGCGAAAAATTCCGCTTGACTCTCAAAAGATTGGTCGCGATGTTTTTGTTTTCTCTGATAGTCTCCCCGGTCGTCCTCGACCGAACATCGAGCGCTTCCTTTATGCGGAAAATAATATGCTGATCGCCCTGCTGCAGCACATCGAAAAAGACTTGAATCAACAGCCCGACCGACGCCCCTCGAATATCGAATTTGTCAGTACTTTCACCGCCATCAAAGCGCGCCCGGCGTGTCGGATATTTGAGAATTTCATAAGCGGTTTTGACCTGCTGAAACCTCGTCTTGGCAAACGGATCGTCAAGATTCTTATCGGGATGGTGAATGCTCGCCATGGCTCGATAAGCCTTGCGAATCTCTTCCTGTGTAGCGTCAGGCTCGATACCGAGAATGGCGTAAGGGTCCAGTGCCACTATCCTGAGTCTCCGATAGATAGAGCCTTGCAGGCCAGTTCGCATACGCCGGTTTTCCAGTTGTCGCCGCTCCAATCATGAAACTGAAGTTGCCTCGGCAAAATAACCCGAATGGTAGCACCGGACTTTTCTCTGTGATGGATAACTACGCGCCAACCGTTTGCTTGTAAATGCCGAATCAAAGCCTCGCAGTCGTTAGCTTTGTTTTCGGGATCGGGAATTTGCTCCTGGTACTTTTTGTTGATCTTGCCGTCTGAATACTCTTTAGCAGGTGGGCAACCAAACGGATAGCTTTGACCGTCCATTTTCACATACTTTTTGTGGATATGTTTCCAGCCCATTGCCTCAGCCAGTTTAATCCGTGCGCTCATTTCTCATCCAGCTTGGCGAGTGTTTGTGCGTATTCTCCTAACAGTTCCGAAACAATGTCGTCGTGATAGGTTTCCATATCAACAGACTGTACGTCTGTATACATGCTTTCAACGGTGTCATGATGCCCCTGCGTGTAACCTTGGTTGTACATCCAAGTCCAAAAGGGAAGTGTCGAATCTATCACTGCCTGCTGTGCTTCCAATGCGCGTATGGAATCTTTGATATTTTTGATGCCGGTTCGCTTGTGACTACCTGAGGCGGTGTCAGCTAGTCGTTTTATCTCGACGATTCGTGGACTGACAAACTTAGTTTCGAGCCAAATCTTGGTCAATCGATCCTGTAAGCCAGTGACTTCAGCAGTCTGTGTCCGTAACTCTAAAATCGTTTGAGTCGCAGCATCTATCACTGCTTGCATGTCCTCAATTATTTGTGCGTCACGCCGCAGGCAAACTGCCGCGCCAGAGCTTCGATCAAATCTATTGAGTCGATCCGCACACTCGCGCATATTCTGAACACGGGCCTCAATCAGTTCTTTCATTCTGGTTCCTGTTCGTCGTGGTCAGGTGCACCGACGAATGCCATATCGTGTTCACAGCAATAGCGTTGGAATGCTGATTCATGCAGTTCGCCGGATCGCATTTCGATGGAATGGCCGATCGTTCCGCCCTTCCATGATCCCTTTCGTTTGCCGACCTCACTTGAAAACCTGATATCAAGTGATCGGATGGCCTTTGCCCGGCGAAACAGTGACAGCCACCTGAACCAACCCGTGCCGAAAAGCCATTCGCGTTCCTCGATCTTGGTTCGCGCAGTAATGCGCTCTCCGTCATAGTCATCAAATTCAAAGGATAATGACGGGCACAGATAAGTGCGTTCGTGACGCTGCTCCCAGGGCATCCCTTCAAGCTCCGCCCATACAAAAAAACCGTCCAGACCATACAGTGTGTGCCGGACATGCCGCCATTGCATCCACGGCAGAAACCACACTTCGCCCTGATCTGTTGAACTGTCGTTGGTTTGCCGCCCGTAGCGCAAATGCACCTCACCCTCAATAAGGGCGAAGCCGTACTCGCGAGCATATTCATTCCAATACCAGTTGCGGCGCAGGCGCTCGACTGTTGCCGCATCCCATCCAGCAATAATTTTTTCTCGCCACGGCTTAATAATGGCTGGTAGTTCAATTATCAGCGTTGCACCGAATGCTCGCAGACGTAGGCAGCAGCCGGGATATTCGTCGTGGCCGGAATCCAGCATGATGCTGAATTGTCGGTAGTCACCGAGAGCCAGCGTGAACGGTCCAAAGTGCCGGTCATTGTCGCTCCATCGTCTTTTGGGTCTGCTCATTAGTTACTGTCCTTTCTCGTCAGCGCGCTGGATGCCGGTAATTGCAACTTCCCGCGCCATTTGATTCCTATATGCGACCTTTCCTGCTCGGCCTTGCTGCGGGTCCCACACTCGTTTGCCATCCCAA